TTACTCGATGTTAAAAAAGGTAGATGGGACTTTCCTACACTCAAGAGAGAGGCATATAAGCAGTTTGAATATTGGGATCCCGACACAGTTATTGTAGAAGCCAAGGCCAGTGGTCTACCGCTCACGGACGAATTACGTCATGCAGGTATTCCTGTGGTCAACTACTCACCTGGCAAAGGACAAGACAAGATTGCAAGAGTAAATGCGGTCGCACCCATGTTGGAATCGGGCATGGTGTACGTACCCGACACGCGTTGGGCGGAAGAATTAGTAGAAGAGTGTGCAGCGTTTCCATTTGGTGACCATGACGACTTGGTGGACTCGACAACACAAGCACTAATGCGTTATCGACAGGGCGGATTTATTGGTTTAGAATCGGACGATGATCTGCAGGAAAACGAACCCAGACGGATCAGAGAATATTATTAGGAGAAAGCAATGGCTGATAAAGGCGAAACAATCAAGGACCAAGGATTTGTTCCTTATGCAAAACAAACCAACATGACAACTTCTAAAAAGCCTTCACCTGGAGCAGGTAAAGGTAAAAGTCGTGGTGGCGGAGACGCAATGAGAGGAACAAAGTTTACGGGCGTTTACTAAACTGTAGATGGCAGAAAACAACAAACCAACCAACATAGAAAGGTTGTCAGATCTTATTGATCTGGAAGTACAAGACGGCGAAGAGGTTCAGATTGAAGAACCCATGGAAATGGGTGAAGGCGATATCGCTGTTGAGCTGTCTGAAGAAGGTGCGCAGATAGACTTTTTCCCTGATGAAGAAATTATAGACACCACACCATTCGATGCGAACTTAGCGGAGTACGTTGACGAAGGCGAGCTAGGACGAATTGCTTATCAACTGATTACTGACTATGAAGAAGACAAAGGAAGTCGTCACGATTGGGAAGATGCTTACGTAAGAGGGTTAGACCTACTTGGATTCAAGTACGAAGACAGAGACAGACCTTTTCCAGGAGCATCAGGCGTAACCCATCCTATGCTCGCCGAATCCGTAACTCAGTTCCAAGCGCAAGCATTTAAAGAACTATTACCAAGTAAAGGCCCTGTTAAAACCAGAGTCATGGGCAATGAAACTCCTGACGTAGAAGATCAAGCACGTAGAGTGGAAGAGTTCATGAACTACCAGATTACTACGGTAATGGAAGAATATACCCCTGAAATGGATCAATTATTGTTCTATTTACCCCTAGCAGGAACAGCATTTAAGAAAGTTTATTACGATCCAAGCAAACAAAGAGCAGTCAGCACCTTTGTACCCGTAGAAGATTTAGTAGTTCCATACACAGCCAGTGACCTAGAAACGTGTGAACGAGTTACACATGTGGTCAAAATGAGCTACAACGAAGTCAGGACACAACAGCTGGCAGGATTTTACAGAGATATACCTTTGTCCCCCGCAGAAACAAGCATTAACAGTGACACCATAGACAAAGAAGACGAGCTTGAAGGCATAAGTGCTAACACCAACGACATGATGTATGAACTGTTGGAGTGTCACGTATCTATAGACATACCAGGTTTTGAAGATCCAGACGGATACCACTTGCCTTACATTATTACGATAGACAGAGCGTCAAACGCAGTCTTGTCTATCAGAAGGAACTACCGTCAGGACGATCCACTACGAACAAAAATACAATACTTTGTACATTACAAGTTTCTCCCTGGTCTTGGATTCTATGGGTTCGGCTTAATACACATGATTGGCGGACTGTCTCGAACCGCTACTGGAGCCCTACGACAACTGATCGATGCAGGTACGCTGGCAAATCTTCCTGCTGGGTTTAAGGCCAGGGGACTTAGAATCAGGGACGATGAAACTCCATTAGAACCAGGAGAGTTCAGAGACGTAGATGCACCAGGCGGAGCGTTACGAGATTCTTTAATACCTCTACCGTACAAAGAACCATCTGGTACGTTACTGCAACTATTAGGATTTTGTGTAGAAGCAGGACAACGATTTGCATCGATTACAAATTTACAAATAGGCGAAGGCAACCAAGAACTTCCTGTTGGAACGACCATGGCTTTGTTAGAACAAGGCACAAGAGTCATGTCCGCAGTTCACAAAAGACTGCACTACGCACAGAAAACAGAATTTCAAATACTGTCTAGATTATTTGCAGAATATTTACCACCTGTATACCCATACCAAGTTATAGGTGGAGACCAGCAAATTAAACAAGCCGACTTTGATAACAGAGTAGATGTGGTACCTGTGAGTGATCCTAACTTCTTCTCAATGAGCCAACGTATTACACTGGCACAACAAGAGTTACAGTTAGTACAAAGTAATCCACAAATACACAACATCAAAGAATCATACAGAAGAATGTATCAAGCCTTAGGCACTGAAAATATTGAAGCGTTGTTCGCACCTGATCCGCCCCCACCCGTTCCGATGGATCCAGCAAGTGAAAATAGCGCAGCATTAATGGGTGCACCTCTCATGGCATTCCCTGACCAGGCGCATCAGATACACATAGAGGTGCACTTATCATTCTTAGAGTCTGGTGCAGGTATGACAAACCCTGCAGCAGTGCCCATGATGGTGTCGCACATATTCCAACACATATCATTAGAAGCACAGAACCAAGCTAATGAGCAGATGCCAGATCAACCACAACCGATGCAACAACAGATACCAGCTATGCAGCAAGGAGGAATGATGATGCCACCCCCACCTAACCCTGCAAAAGAAGCTTTGAAAGCACAGTTGGAATTAGAGCTAATGCAAGAGATTATGCCTAGACTCGAAAAAGTCCTATCTACTGATGATGGCGTAGTAGCACTGAAACAACAAGAGCTTGCAATACGTGCAAAAGAAAACGAAGATGATAGAATGATTGCAGAGGAGAGGATCAAACTGGATAAAGCGAAGCTTAAACAGAAAGACCAATCCGAAGAAGAGAAGTTAAAATCTCAAGAAGATATAGCAGCAATGAAAGTAGCAGCAGAAAGAGAAAGGACAAGAAAAGATGGTAGTTAAAATCCCAGGCTTAGAAAGCATTGATATGGACGCTATAAACGCAGCTGTTGCACAAGCTGTGGGTTCTGCTGGCATAGATCAATTAGATTTAGGATCATTAGGCACAAGTGGACAGTCTGTTATGGAAGATGAGCCAATAACGTTAGCCGCTGACCCTGTAGCTCCAGTCTTTGACAAAAGCGATGTAGCGGGTTCATTAGCTGCTGGTTTAGTTCCAACACAAGCAGACATTTTAAGCATCTATACACCCTTTATTTTTGGTTCTTCGTCTGACCTTGTACGAACTTTTGATAACGTAAGAGCTTTAGAAGAAGCTGGTTATGCCTTAAAAGAAGCACCATCAACCAGCACTATTTCTCATTTCGAAATGAATGCCGAAGGAGGTGGTAGGTTTATTCCCAAGACTTCTGGTTTAACCGAATCTGACTCACCGTCACCCATGTCAACTATGGTTGAGCCAGAGGTCACCCCCATGGATAGTGACATAGATAGAATGATCGAAAAAGCCATAAAATCTGCTATGGCCTCTGGTGGAGATATGCCAGTACAAGCTGCTGATGATCCTATTCTTACAATCGACCCAGTACAAGCAGCCGTTGATGCTGCTGTGGGCAATGGTCAACCGACCACGGACGATACTATACTTCAAGACAATAGAACAGAACGACCAACAGGAGGAAACAACCCTAACTTAGAAGCTTTCCTTAATTCACAAATGTATAAAGATTTTGTGAATAAAGGTGGTATAGGAACAATGGACATGTACACAGCTAGTGACGGCACCGAGTTCGGTTCTGGTACTGTCGGTAAGATGTATGAAAAATTTTTAAAAGAACAAGCAGCATCTCAACCTAATACAGGAACCGATACAGGCACAGAAACCCCCGCACAACCAGATTTCATGACTCAGCTACAAGAGCTCATAGCAAGTATGCAAGCTGAGCAAACTGCCGCAGCCGAAGCTGCTGCCGCCGCCGAAGCAGAAAGACAGAAACAAACTGCTGAAATGACACAGAATTACATGGTTGGGCAACCAGCCGTAGGTTATAACCCGTACGAAAGTGGACAGTACCAAAGTGATCCATACGGTGCTGCTGGCGTACCTGCAATGGGCGGAATTACAACTATACCCGTCCCCGCAGCTTATAACCCTAATCCATATCCAATAGGAGGAACGACATAGATTTACTACAATTCGCGACCGCTGCATTGCGCGCCATAGATGAAAAAGAACAGCAACTTCAACAAATACTCTCAAACGGCGAAACCAAAGATTGGGAGCATTATAAGAATCTTACTGGTCAAATCGAGGCGTTAAACTACGTTCGCGAAGAAATTCGACAACTAATGAAAAATCAGGAGATATATGATGCCTAATCCAAGCAATTTAGCCATGGAAGAACAATGGAAGAAAAACGCAGAAGAAAAGTCTGCTTTAGAAAAGGCTTACCAGTCAGGTAAGAAAAAAGGAGACGCGACCACGCTTGATCCTGATAAATTAGATTCAGAACTACTAGACCAATTGCCTTCACCAACAGGGTGGAGGATTATGATATTACCGTACAAAGGCCAAGGACAAACCGAAGGCGGCATTGTTTTAACGAGTGAGACTCGTGAAAGACAGCAAATAGGAACGCTGCTTGGCTATGTACTAAAAGTCGGACCACAAGCGTACGATGGAGAAAGATTTTCTACTGGCCCTTGGTGCAAACCAGGAGACTGGGTATTGATTGGAAGATACTCAGGATCAAGGATACAAATCGAGGGCGGAGAAATAAAACTGTTGAATGATGATGAAATTATCGCAACGGTTCCAGACCCAGAAGCAATTCTGCATCAATTTTAATAACCATGGAGAATGACCATGCCTGAGCATAAACTAAATATGAACGCAGCCGAAGAAACAGTACAGTTAGATGATACTGGTCCTGAGGTGGATGTTGACATAGACGAAGGTGGAGCTTTACCTATTGATCCGCAACAACCTGAAAAACCTATACTAGGTGACGAAGGAGCTGCGGAAGTAATACCAGAGCCAGAACCTCAACCCGAAGAAGCGAAAACTGACGATCACGAAGAATACAGTAAAAGTGTAAAGAAACGTATCGATAAGTTAACTGCCAAACTAAGGGAAGCCGAACGAAGAGAGCAAGCAGCAACGCAATTTGCAGAAAACGTAAAAAGAGAAAACGAAACATTAACACAACAAAAAACGAATTTAGATAGTAACTACATCGTAGCTGAGGCCAATAGGATTTCAGCTGAAACCGAAGCAACAAAGAATCTTTTAAGAAAAGCAAACGAAGAAGCAGACATCGATGCACAGACGAACGCACAACAAAAACTAGCAGCTCTTGCTGTTGAAGCTCAACGTGTACAAGCTTTGAATCAAGAGCGCACTGCAAAAGCAGCGCAAACAGAACAGGTAACACAAGATATACCAAGAGGACCAGCACCACAGCCTCAAGAATATTCTGAACCAGATCCTAAAGCTCAAGCATGGGCAGAAGAGAATCCTTGGTTCGGAAATGACAAGGCTATGACCATGACCTCTTTTGCTTTTCACGAAGATTTATTGTCAGAAGGGTTTGACCCAACGAGCGATGAATATTATAGTGAGATAAATAACAGGATTCGAAAAGAGTTTCCTCATAAGTTTAACGAAGAAGAAACTCAAACGAGCCAACCCGCTCAGACGGTTGCACCAGCGAAGCGAAGTGCAAAACCAGGGCGCAAAACTGTGAGACTCACACCCTCACAGGTTGCAATAGCAAATAAATTGGGTGTGCCTTTAGAAGAGTACGCGAAATATGTTGAATAACGTGGAGCAACGTAAATGACTGAAAATAATAAAAAGACTGACGAAAATCGTCAACCACGCGAAGCCCAGACTCGCGAAAAGCAAGTAGCGAGAAAACCATGGGCTCCCCCATCTGCTTTGGACGCACCTACACCTCCCGAAGGTTATGTTCATCGTTGGGTGAGATTAGAAATCAGAGGACAAGATGATCGTAAGAATGTCATGTCTAAGATGAGGGAAGGATGGGAACCTGTGAGAGCAGATGAATATCCTGACTTTGAATCTCCGACAATCGATGATGGTAAGTTTGAGCGTGTTATAGGCGTTGGTGGTTTAATACTATGTAGGATTCCTATTGAAACTGTACAGGAAAGATCTGAATACTTTGCAAATAAAACGCAAAGCCAGATGGATGCTGTAGATAACGATATGATGAAAGATGGTACACACCCTAGCATGTCTATAAGTAGACCAGAAAGACAGTCGCGCGTAACAATTGGTGGAACTCAAGGTTCGTCAAACAACTAAGAGTTCTTTATATTAATTCTTGTAAATTAGAGAGAAGAATATGGCAAATGTAGATAAAGCCTTTGGTCTAAGACCTTACAAAGGACTCAATGTCGGTTCAGCCGTTCAAGAAGCTAATAAATATAACATTAATACCTCTGGGTATGGTACAAGCATCTTCCAAGGTGACTTAACTATATTCAATGGTGGATACATCGAAAGAGCTGCAGCTAGTTCTGCAAACTTAGTTGGTGTGTTTTCACATGTTTTTTATACAGCTACTGACGGAACTCCCACTTTTAAGAATTACTATCCAGCATCTACAACGGCACTTGGTAGCGGAGACATAGAAGCTTATATCTATGACGATCCTAATCAATTGTTTGTTGTCCAAGCGGATGGTTCTTCAGGCCAAGCAGCTATCGGCAGAAATGCTGATACTGATGGTATTGGTGGAAGTACAACAACTGGCGTGTCTACTCGCGAGCTCGACTCTAGTTCACTAGCGACAACCGCAGCACTTCAGCTAAAAGTTGTGGGCGTAGTTCAAGATGAAGTTAACGGAGACCTTACAGCAGATAATGCAAACTTAGTCGTATTGATTAATGAGCATGCTTATAAAGGTGCCGTAGCTGGAACATAAGGAGTAAATTAAATGGCAATTTCTAGAGGACAATTAGTCAAAGAATTACTTCCAGGCTTAAACGCATTATTTGGTCTTGAGTACGACAGATATGAAAACGAACATGAAGAAATTTTTGACGTTGAAAATTCTGATCGTGCTTTTGAAGAAGAAGTAATGCTAAC